ATTCCAACTCGTAAGTTGGAGTATTAATTTTTGGTAAAGGCATAACAACCCATTATAATTTCAGTTGTGATTATTTATCAGTCTTTAGAATATCCTAAGTATTACGTAGCACCAGATTTATTAGCATTGTTTATACTGCTAGTTGTGCTGCTGGTGGTGTTAGTATTTTTTCTCCTTGTTGTGGGAACCATTACATATCTATCATATGCAAATGTAACTGTAACTCTAAGCAAATCTGCTGGTCCATATTTAACCGGAATTGAAGACATACTCTTCGGAAAAGGATTTATAAAATCATATTGTAAATAATTTCTATTAGTTTTAGAATTGAAATCCTTTTCAAATTTTGAAATTGATAATGTTACAGCTTTATATCCACAATCATCCTTACTATCAGATGTTGGAGAACCTTTGGGGTAATTAAATTTTCGATAGTATGATCTGGTATTCGTATTAGGGACTGTTTGATCTGTTCCAGATATCCAGTCCATCCACCCCTCAAAAAACTTTATCATCTTATAATCTTTATCAACATAAAAAGTAAAATTGGTATCAACATACAATCTTGTATGTGCATATTGTTCACTTATACCCTGAAAATTGTCTTTGACTTCTGCTGTTGCAAAAGAACTTGTAGGTAGAACTGCTTCCGAACAGAGCATTCCAACATTTCTAGTGGGCCATTTAGAATCAACACCATACTCTTTAGTCAAATAATTGGTAATTGCTGTAGGTACTCCTGAAATAAAAACTTGATATTGATTATCTAAAGATGGTTTAGTAACATCTGATCCATTAAGAATCCCCATCTTAAAATTTTGAATTACTGCTTCAGACACTCTAAATACCTTATATGGACTTTTATTATTAATTATTTAGATGGCATATAGAGGAAAATATCAACCATCCTTTCCAAGAAAGTATAAAGGAGACTCTTCAAACATAGTATATCGTTCTTTATGGGAACGTAAATTTATGGTTTACTGTGATAAAAATGAAAACATCTTGGAATGGGGAAGTGAAGAGATTGCACTTCCATACAGATCACCAGTTGATAACAGAGTTCATCGTTATTTTCCAGACTTTTACATAAAGGTCAAAGAAAATAATGGAAGAATCAAAAAGATGATTGTTGAGATCAAACCACTAAAACAATGTATTGAACCCAAGGTTCAAAAGAAAAAGACCAAAGGATACATCTTTGAAGTTGTCGAATACGCCAAGAATCAGGCAAAATGGGCAGCAGCAAAAGAATGGTGTTTAGATCGTGGTTATGAATTTAAAGTGCTCACAGAAAACGAGTTAGGTATAAAATAATGGCACTAACAGGATATGAAAAGAATAGACTGAATGACTACACAGTCTCTGAATTAATATCCATTGCAAGAAATTATTATGTAACTTTCAAACTACCATCTGGTGAAACTAGTACAAACTATGGAAGATTGAATAAAAACCAACTTATAAGTGAGATTGAAAAAGATAGAGATTATAGATCTGGAGCACCGACAAATTTAACCATAGAAGAATCTGACATCAGACCCACTGACGATGATGGAAACAGAATCAGAGCAATAGTAAACAGATTAATTGGTTCTGAAGGTGCTGATTCATTATGGAATCAAATATCAAGTGTATTGAGTTCTGATACCGATATGGTTCCAGAAATAGGAGAACTTTATACATTTAAATATGTGGCAAAGACTCCAAATATAGTCTATGATCTTTATCCATTAATTGTTGCTGAAAATTACTTACAGTCTCAAAACGGAACAGTTGGATTCATTGGATATAATTTTCACTGGAATAAGTATAGAAAATATACGTGGGAAGAAGTTCAAACACCCTTATATAAAGTTCGTGCAGGGGAACTTGCGGACTTAAGGGAAATTCCTTACGCTAAGTTTCTAAATAGTTAGAAAAAAGATAATGCCAAGAAGAAGAAAAAGACCAGCTAATACTGAACTTGCCGAACAAGTAAGAGAGGCAAATGCTACAAAGGCAGAAGAAGATGCTGCCAGACCCATCAACACGGTTAGAGTTAAAACTACAGGAAGAAATAGAACTAAAACATATCAAAGATGGGATGGAAAACAGTGGGTAACTGGAACGGGAAAAGACGCCGCAAAATATAAAGGATTATATAATAACCAACAAGAATTAAACAAGCAACAGTCAACTGAACAGGCACCTACTAGTGCAGCACCAAAAACACCCCCACCTCCAAAAAGAAAACCAAGGATACCCAAAAAAGGAAAACCAGAAGACTTCTCGAAATTAAATCTCAGATACCCACAAGATGCAATAGAAGAGGGTCAAGATTTTATCAAGTTTGAAGTTTTTAATTATAAGACCAATAGAGCCACAGTGACTCGTGATGATAGCAACTTGATAGAAAAATCATTGGGAACTGTAATTCTTCCAATACCATCCCAAATCAATGATCAAAGTTCGGTCGAATATGGTGCAAGTGGAATGAACTTTATGCAGGAACAAGGTATAGGCGCAGTTAAAAATATAATCGGTTCGGGTGGTATCGGAGATTTCTTTGGAAATACTTCAGAGGAACTTGGAAAAGCATTAGACACAGCAGGCAACAATAAAGCATTAATTAACAATTTTATTGCAAAATCTGCTGTTAATGCAATCGGTGGAAATATAACTGTAGATCAATTGACTGCAAGATCTTCAGGACAAATAATAAATCCAAACATGGAACTGTTATTTACAGGTCCAGCACTTAGAGAATTTAGTTTCACATTCAAGTTTACTCCAAGATTTAAAAAAGAATCCGACGTAGTTAGAGATATCATAAAAGTTTTCAAACGTAACATGAAACCTAAAGGTTCTGGTGGAGACTTTTTAACAACACCAAACGTTTTTAGAATTAAGTATATGATGGGAGCAGAGGAACACAAATTTTTAAATAAATTCAAGATTTGTGCTTTGAAATCCGTAAGGGTCAACTACACTGCTGATGGTGTATATGCAACATATCATGACGGAACTCCAATTTCAATGGAGATGGAATTAGGTTTTAGTGAGTTGACTCCAATTTATAACGAAGATTATGATGAATATGGAAACGATACTGGAGTAGGATTCTGATGGGTTACTTTAGAGAATTACCAAACATAGAATATCAATCATTCTTGTCTGATGCAGTTTCATCTCAAGACTATCTGACAGTAAAAAACTTGTTCAGAAGGAACAAGTTACGTGACGACTTACAAAATGTCTTTACGATGTTTGATAAGTATGAAATTGTACAAGGAGCAAGACCTGATACTGTTGCCGAAGAATTTTACGGTAGAGAAGAACTTGATTGGGTTGTTCTGTTGACTGCAGGAATAATCAATGTAAGAGATGAATGGCCTCTTTCAAATTATGAACTTTATAAGTATGTTGAAAAGAAATACGGAATAGAGGGATTGAACTCTAACCATCACTTTGAAACTATTGAAATAAAGGATTCAAGCAATAGAGTGATCCTTCCTGCAGGCAAACAGGTTGATTCCAATTTCACCTTTAAATATAGTGACAATGGAATCAGTCAAGAAAAAACTGGTTCTGAAGTAAGAATCGGTGTGTCAAACTGGGAATACGAAACTGTATTGAACAATAAAAAATCCTCGATTTATTTACTAAAACGAGAATTTTTACAGCAGTTTTTAAATGATATGAGAGAAATAATGACTTATGGATTGTCCTCGGAATATGTCAACGAATCGACAGTGAAAACCGAGAACACCAGAGTCAAGATTCTTTAGTCGTTTGCAAGAGCAGCAAAGTATGAAAGAGTATCATCGTCATCATTAGAAGACGGTGTGATATCAGGATCATTGAAACCACCACTGCTACTGGACAGGGAGTTCAGTTCTTCCTTCATGGACTGAGGCATAGGATTGCTTTCACCACGATTCTGACGACGGAAATCTTCTTCCTCTTCAACAGTCTCTTGATCCTGGAACTTAGGAGTGCCCTTGATACCAAGAACATAATCAAGACGCTTCTTCAGATCATCATAGGACTTGAACTGGTCAGCAGCAACAAACTCTTCGAGAGAGTATTCCTTCTTCCAGATTGCTTCCATTGCATCATCATCTTCAAGCAGTGCATCCTGACGTGCAAACTCAGAGGAGTCATAGTTGCGATAACCAGCAACGTTCTTTGCCTTCAGTTTGAAATTGGCACCTTGCCAGAAATCGAACGGATCGATTGCTTCCTCATCTTCAAACTCGGGTTGCATTGCGGCAGTGATCTTGTCAAAGATCTTCTTACCGAACTTGTACAGCATCACCCGTCCTTCGTTGGCAGGGTTAGCAGGGTCTTTGACAACATAGATGTTAGCAATGTAAGTCAGTTTGCGTTTCTGCTTACGTGCGGCATCCTTACCAGCATCGGTGCCGTTATTCCACAGCATCGTGTTGTATTCAGACACAGGATCTTTCTGACCCAGAGTGGTCAGAGAGTTCTCAATGTACCATCCACCAGGACCCTGGAAGGCATGAGAGTACAGTTTGACAAACGGCAGATCTTCACCGTTGGGGGCAGGCAGGAAACGAATAACGGCATAACCGTTACCACCTTTATCTACTTCCAGTTTCCACAGACGATCATCGCCTGAACTACCTGCATTATTCATTTTTTCGACTTCCTTGACCAGTTTTTGGGTCAGGGAGCCCAGTTTGGATTGCTTCTTAAGATCAGCAAAAGACATTTGGATTACCTCGGATTTGTTTGGATTTGGGAGATTTACTCGGATAGTATAACAGTGTTGGTCTCAGGCGTCAACGTAATCCCTGAGAGATTTGATTGTAGCACTCATACTATTGAATAAGGATTGCATGTTGGTATCTGCGGGTAGACCCATCAGAGAGACCGACTTGCGAAGATTCTCTTTCATTTCGACCGCTTGTGGGTCATCTGAAAGAGATAATCTAGTATACATCACTTGCTGCTTTTCTAGCAAGTCTGTTAGCAAATCAATATGTTCAAGTTTTTCTTCACGAGACATGGAACCAAAAGTCAGCATACTTCCGTATATCTTCTCTTGGAGTTTGTTGATTTCGTTCAGTTCTTCTTTAATAATATCAGATTCGAAAAATTCACTCATCTAAAATGTCCCTTAAAATATTTTTGTACTTGAATACGTCAATATTTAGGAACGGACTATACTTCTTGATTTTTAGACTGACGGTTTCCCACACAGGATCATCCAACTTCTTGTCAAAATTCTTACTAAAAGAAAAAATTCTGTCAAAAATTACAAGAGTCTCAAGGTTTACGTTTCCACCAAGATACTTTTTTAGAATGATTGGATGACCTTTCGAACAATCGAATAGACTCTCTAATTCGTTGTCCGATAGTAATTCGTTGCTTTGTTCTTTGAACAAGTACGTCAAACTCTGCTGTCGTTTTGTCCACTCGGCGTAGGTCCTTTCTCCAGAATTGATAATTTCTCCAATCCATAGGTTCTGTGGGTTATCGGCAGCAGCAAAGTTTGATACAAGAAATTTAAGAACTTCTTGATTTGAATATTTACGAGAGGTCTTTTCAAACCAATACTTATCTTTCCTCTTATTAAAGGAAGTTATCGAAGCACGGGATCTGCCTCGATATTTAAAGAAATTGTATTTGGGATTCGTAAAATGATTTTTAAGTGACAAATAATGTTGATATGTTTCAAAAGGAGTCACGATCATAGGGGCAGTTTTGCTCTCGAAGTACGTTTCATAAAGTTAAGTCTTGTGGCATCCCACTTAAGTTTTTCCTTCAGTGGTTTAGACACTAACTTCGTTACCGATTCTACCTCAAGTTCATTGACTTCGCAATAGTGTACGATTGCATCAATGTAATTGATTTTTTCTTCGGCAACAATCTTCTCAATTTCTAATGCGAATTTGGAAGGTGTCAGAAATTTTTTCTCTATTGCCTGTTCTAGTTCTTTATTAGGTTCCATAGAATTCCAGTTTATCTCTAACAAACTTTCCAATATATTCGGTAAGAAGTTTGATGTACTTTGATTTGTCTCGTTCTTCATAGACGACGCATTCTCCATTTTCGCAAGCCATAATAATTAC